GTCATAGGGGGGGGGCCTTTCGTTTTCGGCCGAATTCAATGGGTTAGCTCCGCGGAATAGTCCCAAACCGGCCCTAAATGCGAAAAGTCATAGGGGGTGTCATAGGGGGGGGTGGGCGAGTCATAGGGGGGGGTCAGGCCTCTTGGGCCTGCTCGAGGCGATATTTTGTAACGGACCAGCGACCGCCGGTGCGGCTCGCGACCAGCACGCGCCCTGCGTAGCGGGTGCCGACGAGCTCGCGGAGGCGCCGCGCGAGGAACTGTCGCCCGTGGCCCCGCGGGTCGAGGATGTCCCGGACCGGCTCGGCGAGGTCGGCCGCCCGCACGAGGCTGGTCCCGTGGTGTTCGGCCCAGGCCGCGAACAGCTCGGCGACCGCGACGCGCCGCGGGTCCGCCTCTTTGATCTCCGCGATCCGTTCGACCGGATCCATGATCCCGAGGGCGAGTAGTGGGTCGCGCACCTGCCGGCACCACTCGCCGAACGATCCGAGCGGCGCTCCGGTCGGCAGAGTGCCGGCGCGTTGGCGGCCCCACCGCCAGATCGTGCCGACCGCTCCGAGCAGCGCGGGGCGCTGTGCGAGCGCGCGCTCGACCGGGTCGAACGGGAACCGTCGCGTCTCCGGGTTCTCGATGCGGGCGTCGAGGTTCGTGACGAGGAATCGCCGCGCGAGGTCCTCGCTGATTTCGAGCGCGTTGCCGGTGACGACGATCCACGAGCGGCTGTCGACGGTGATCGTCTCGGACGATCCCAGGGGCCGGATTGTAGTCGGAGCCTCTGTGATCATGGACGCCAAGGTGTCGCTGCGCAGCGTGTGTCCGTTGCAATTGTCGAACAGTATTGCCTGGTAGCCGCCCAGTACCGCGGCGACTATTCGTTTGTCTAGCTCGTCGGCGTTGTGTCCTGGCGTAATTGTCCGCGGTGGCCTGCCGAACGCGATCGCGGCGATCGTGCGGGTCAGGAGGCCTTTCCCAACGCCCGATCCCGAGAAAGCCGCGGCACGGACCGCGCACGCTGGGCACAGGGGGAGGGACGAGCGCAGGCACGCGGTCACGAGCGCGGCGAGTGCCGCGCTCTCGTCCATTCCCGGTGGGCTGGCCTGGTCGACGCTGCCGTCCTGGCAGCAGATCGCGTCCGCGAACGGGAACGTGGCAATAGCGTGGCGCAAAGCGGCGAACGCGCGCCGAGCGTCGGCGTCGGTGGGGTAGTCCGGCACGTAGACGTCCGGCACCTGGTGCCGCAGGGTCCGGGTGACCGGATCGTAGCCGTCGCCGGTCAGGATCGTGCCGTCGGGATGGAACACCGGGGACGATGTGATCGCGGCCAGCGGACGCAGCCCGCAGTCGGCGCGCAGTGCGAGGTAGAGCGCGGCGACTTGAGTTGGAAGCGTGATGTAAATCGTCTCGACACCTTTCTTGGTCTTCCGCTCTAACGCTGGACGGACGTACTGGTGAGTGACGTTGATCACATCTTCTTTAGTCGCAGCGGTAATAACCAAGTCGCCGCGTTCGTCTTGGTGGACGTGGACGACGCGGTCGCCGCGGTAGTAGAGGTTGGGGTCGTCCGCCAGGATCGCGGCCAGCTCCCGTGCGGTGGCTGGTAGGTCGTCCTTGCGGATGACCAGCTTCGGCAGATCCCTGTCGGGCGGCTCGTGGACTTGGTCGTCGTGATCGCTCGAGGGTGTCGTGTCGCGGAACCCCGCGGGGAGGACGAACATGCTGTGCGTGGCTGAGCCGTTCGGTCCGTGGGCGTCGTGCGTCACGTCATTGCCTCCTTTGGGCGAGGAGCGCCTCGTTGGCGTCCTTGGCTGCTGCCGGTTCGATGATGCGAGCCTCGCGTCCTGCCGTGGTCAGGCGTCGCCAGAGGGCGCGCGCGGCCTGGCGTCCGGCGTCGTCGGCGTCGGCGACGATCACGACGGGTCCGATCCACGCGGGCAGCTCGAGCTGCGCCATTCCTGTGGCCGATAGAGCCGCCCACGCCGGGATCCCGAGCAGGGCGCGTGCGGCGAGAGCGTCCTCGATTCCCTCCGTGATGGCCAGCGTCTCGCCGGGCGCGACGTGCCAGAGGCGCGACGCACAACCTGCGCACGGGCCGAGGCCGTAGCGGCCGAGCTTCCGACCTTCAGGCGTGAGGGCGATTCGCCAGACGCCGACGACGTGGCCGGTGGCTGGATCGTTGACTGGGGCGACGATCGCCGGGCCCGGCGGGTGGCCTGGCCGGGGGCAGCGTGGGTGGGCGCGGAGGCGGTCGTGATCGACTGGGACGTCGCCGAGGCCGCGGCTCTCGAGGTAGGCGACGGCGGCCGGGACGGCGCGGAGGTCGACGGTCTCCCGCCAGATCGCCTGGGCGCGCTCGCTGCGCTCGGTGCGGTCGTCCTGCGGTGCGCGAGGTGCGGGCTGCGGCTGGGAGGGCGCGAGACCCGAGGGGCGGTTGAGCCGCAGCGGGCGTCGTGCGCCGGGCAGACCACCGCGCCAGCCGCAGCGGTGGCAGAGCCAGGTCAGGCCGCCGTCGGGCTCGAGCAGCGCGGACAGCGCGTCGTCGCGTGGGCGGTGCTTGACCTGAGCGCACCGGGGGCAGGGGAGGCGATGGGGGCCCGGTGAGCGGGCGCCCACTCGCGCGAGCAACCACTCGACGTCAGGCTGGCGAACGGGTTGACGGAGTGGGTTCCTCAGGGCACGTTCGGGACCGGTCACGTGTCGTTCTCCCTCCCGCGGCCCGTCGGCGCCCACCGGCGGGTCGCGTCGTTCGAAGGGGGGCTCAGGCAGACTAACTCACCACGTGATCCGCCAGAACCCCTGCTCGAGGAACGCGTCGACCTCTACCGGCCGTGCTCTGTTGAGCGCCCAGGCGAGGGTGCGCGCGTTGACGGTCTGCTCCGGCAGGCCGAGGCGGCGGCCGAGCCGGAGAGCGCGGTAGCGGGCGAATTTGTTCGGGTGTTCCGGCGTCCACCAGACACACGCGCGTTTGGTGAGCCCAGCGGGGGTCCTGAGCCGGAGGGCGAGGCGGACGTGCCAGGTGCCCGGGGCTGACCGCGACGGCTGGGGCTGGGCGTACCAGTCGAGGACCTGGCACCGGCCGACGGGCTCGAACCCATGCAGCAGTGCGCGGTCGAGCCACGCGGAGCTCGGTTGGGTCGCCTCGCGCCGTTCTTGGCGCTCTTTCTTGACACCGTTGACGCGGCGCTCGCCCGGGACCTCGTCGAGCGGGTCGTGGCGTGCCACGTTGCCGCCGTAGTCGAGGACCAAACAGTCCGTTTTGCCGGCCGCGATGCGGTAGCCGCGGCCGACCATCTGGACGAACAGGCCGCGCGAGCAGGTCGGCCGGAGGCAGACGATCGCGTCGATGTTGGGTGCGTCGAACCCGACGGTGAGGACGTCGATATTCACGAGCCAGCGCAGCTCGCCCGAGCGGAACGCTGCGATCACGTCGGCCCGCTGGGCGGGAGGCGTGTCCTCGGAAACGAGGGCCACGCGCTCGCCGCGGCGAGCGATGGCCGCGGTCACCAACGCGGCGTGCCCCTTGCCGACGGTGAACACGAGGATCGATCGGCGGCTGTCGGCCTGTGTCGCGGCGTCCTCGATTTGCCTCTCGACCAGCTCGGCGACGGCGGCGAGCTTTTCCAGCTCGCCCAAGATGAACTCGCCGCCGCGCTTCTTCACCGTCCCGGTGGGGATCGCGTGATTGCGGCGGTCGTCGAGGACCACCCGGCAGAGGTAGCCCTGGGCGACGAGGTCGCGCGCAGGGACGTCGATCGCCACCTCATCGAACGGGATGTCGGGGTGGGTGACCAGCGGCCCGTCATCGAGCCGGTACGGGGTCGCGGACAGCCCGACGATCGCCGCCTCAGGGTGGCGGCCGATGACCTGCTGATATTGGCTCCCCTCGTCGGGGGAGACGAGGTGCGCCTCGTCGACAATGAGGAGCCGCCTCCCGGGCACGTCGCGCCGGGCGACGGTCTGCACGGAGCCAACCACGATCGGGGCCGCGTCCGGGCTGTCGTTCCGGCCGAGGCCTGCGCAGATGACCGCCGGGGTCTGCCCGGTCAGCCGCTCGATCGCGGCTGCGTCCTGGGCAACGAGCTCCTGCCGATGAGTGAGGATGAGGGGACGGAGGTGCGTGTGTCGCCTGGCGAGTTCGGCCAGGACGACCGATTTGCCTGCCCCCGTGGGCAGGACGACTAGCGGGTTCTTACCCGCGGCGATCGAGGCGGCGGCTTTCTCCACCGCCTCGAGCTGGTAGGACCGGAGCGCCGGGGCCGCCGCGTGTTCGGGCTCTTGGCCCGTGGTACTCACGGTCCGTTCCGCCACTGTCTGAACGTAAAAAGGCCCGCTGGTGGCTACCAGCGGGCCGATAGGGCCAGGGCCAGGCGGATCACCAGCTGATCCGCCAAAAGCCCTTGTCATCGATGGAGGCGTCGACCTCTTCCGGCCGATTCAGGTCGATCGCCGCGGCGAGGCGCCGCGCGGTGCACTTTCTCTCGGACAGCCCGAGGCGGGCTCCGAGCCGGATCGCGTCATAGCGGGCGAACTGGTTCGGGTGCTCGGGTGTGAAGTACACCCGTCCGTTGCGGGTGCCCCCGTCTGGGGTCTTGACCCGCAGCGAGACGCAGACGTGCTCCGTGCCTGGCGCTGACCGCGACGGCTGGGGCTGGGCGTACCAGTCGAGGACCTTGCAGCGGCCCATGATCTCGCTCATTCCCTACCTCCATTTTTATCCCCGCCCGTGCGGGGGACGCGTCGACAAGACGCCACTGCTGCGTCGGTGTGGCAATCCGCAGCTTGCGCATGCCAGGTATGTAGCGAGCGCATCGCACCGGGCTTGACGCGCGGTGTTGTTTGCCCTAGCCACACCATCGTGGATCCTACGGTCCATGACGTTGCCTCCCTGACATCGCTTGCGCGGGGCCCCCAGCGGCCCCGCTCTTTTTTCACTCCTTCCGCGGCGCCCCCTGAGCGCCTGGCAGATCTGTGCTGAGCGCGCGCAGGATCACGAGCGCCGCGTCCGCGATCGCCGCGAACGCGTGATCGATCTCGTCGGCCTGCTCGTCGCTGATCGCGAGGTCCAGCGCCGCGAGACGTCCACCGGGGCGCGAGGCGCTGTACACCTCGTACGCCCAGTTGTAGACCAACACCAGGCGCTCTTCGTCTGTCAGCCGACGCATCTCAACTACTCCTTGTCTGTGCGTTGATTTCGGCTGGCCGCCCATAGGCCGATCGCGCGAGCATCGGCCTCGTCACCGGCGCGACCCCGCTGCTTCCGCCAGCCGATCTCGGCGGCGGCCCACGCCTGCCACGTGCGGATCGGGGCGTCGACGACACTGATTCGCGGCCGCGCGAGCCGGGCTCCCGCGAGCGCCGCACCGCGGAGGATCCACAGCTGGCGGGCCGCCCGGGTGCGAGCCGCGGCCGCGAATGCGTCCTCGAGGACGAGGGTGGTGACATTTTCGAGCTCGACGATCCGCTGCACCCAGCAAGCCAGCTGCTCGGCGGACCAGGCGTCGCGGTGGGCGCGATCCCAGTCGGCGGCCCAGCGTCCGGTCCCGACGGTGACCGCGCCGCTGGCCGCGACGACGGGCGGTCGGCCCGGCTCTCTGACGACGACCGCCCAGCCGGTGACGCGGGCGAGGTCGAGGGCGAGGATCCTAGACATCGCACTCCCGATTCACCTTCTTCACCGGCACCGGCCGGCCTCCGGCCGCGAGGTACTGGCTGTAGCGCTCGAACCAGACGTGCCGAGGCAGTCCTGCAATCAAGTCGGATCGGACCCACCCTTGCTTGAAATGCTCAATGCCTTGTTGCCATTCGACCCAGACGTTGACCTCGTGGCCAGCCATCTGCCACGCCCGGCGCACGGTCTCGGCGAACTCCGTGGGGCTCGTGTACTTGGTGACGAGGCGGCCACGGCTCACGAACGGCGGCACGACGAGCTCCTCAGAACGGGATGTCATCGTCGAGTAGCTCCTTGTTGGAGGCGGTCTCGGTGCGACGGTCGCCCAGGAGCCGGATCGCTCCGCCGTAGCGCGGGACGACGACTTCGGTCGTCTGGCGCTCCTGCCCCGATTGGTCCTGCCACTTCCGGGTGCGCAGCTCGCCTTCGATGTAGACCAGCGATCCCTTTCGGAGGTACCGCTCGGCAATCTCGCCGATCTTCTCGTCGAAGATCACCACCCGGTGCCACTCGGTGCGCTCCTTGGTTTCCCCGCTGGTGCGGTCCTTCCAGCGCTCGGAGGTCGCGAGCGAGAGGTGGACGATCTTCTGGTTGTTCTGGGCGTGGCGGACCTCCGGATCGCGGCCGAGGTGGCCGACGAGGATCACCTTGTTGACGCCGTTCATTTCTGCCACTCCCATCGCTCCGATCGCACGCGGTGCAGGTGATTGATCATCACGTCGACGATCAGCGGCCACGCGTCGACCGAATAGGTGACCGGGTCCGGATAGGTTGTCAGCGGCTCGACCCCGAGCTGGGCGAGGCCGTGCGGGGTGATCGCCAGCGGCTGGATGCGCCGTGCGATCTCCTGGATGGTGATCACGTCGGTGGCCTGGACCTCGGTCCGGTCCGCCTTGGCCAGCGTCAGCTCCGCCTGAGCTGTGGCTGCCTGAGCCGGGGCCGCCTCCATCGCCGCGCGCGTGTCCGCACCGCGCGCGTCGGCGACGCGCTGGCGGAGCACCGCCTCGAGGTGGTCGGGATCGATCCCGCGGGCGAGCAGGTCGCGCAGGTCGGGCCAGAGGTGCGACCCGCCGACCTCGCGCTCGAGGCGCCGAGCTCGCTCGAGGCCAGCGCGGACCTGAGCGATCTGCACGCTCAGCTCGGCCCGCAGCCGCGCGGCGGCCCCCTGCGCTGCCTCGCGCAGGGTCGCGACCGTTTTGCGCCCCTTCATCTCCTCGGCGATCCGCAGCGCGGCCTCGGAGGGGATCCGTGGCGCGTAGTCGCCCAGATCGGCTGCTTCGGCGCGCAACCAATCGGTCACGGTGCTCAGCGCCTCCCGCTGGATCTGATCCCGGATCGTTGTTTTTCGCGCTTTGATTAGCATTTCCAAATCGAGCCGCAGCGAGCGTAGCTCGCTTTTCACATCGTCCACTGTTCGGAACAGCGCTTCCACATCGGCGGCTTGCGCCAGTGCAGCGCGTTTCGCGGCCTCGAGCTGCTCTTCCGCAATCTTCGCCCACTTCACGACGCGCTCGGCGTCGGCGAAATCCTGATCTGTGACCAACCGCCTATTGAACGCTCGGATCATTCCGAGCGCGCCGGCGCGCCAGGTCTCGAGGTTGCTCGCGACCACGCGGCCCTCGACCTGGATTACGAGCGCCGGGAGCTGCGCGGGAGCGCGCCCCGTGGTGGATGGCTCGGCGGCCGGAGGCGGCGCCTCACGCGCGGCCGCGAGGTCAGCCGCGAACTGCCGCCAGCCGGCGATCAGCTGGGCGCGCCGCTCCGGCCGAGAGCGATACTCGACCTGCACGTAGTGCTCGGGGCCGCCGTCGCTGGCGCAATAGATCGCCCGCTCTGCCCCGGTGACGAGCAGCTGGTGCTCCAGCTGCCAGACGTGCTCCGGCGGGGGCTCGCCCGTGCGGGCGATGTGCTCGGCCAGGTCCGCGCGCCAGAGCTTGTGCTCCCAGACGACATCTCCGGTGAGCGTCAGCCCGTCGAGGCTCGCGAGCAGCGGCAGCCCCTCGACCTCGGCCACTACCGTGGCCGGGTAGAGCTCCTCACCGAGCTCCTGCTCGGCGAGGCGCCGCGCGGCGGCCTCGGCTTCGTGACCGCGGCGGAACGCGCGCTCTTGCGCAGGGTGGGGCTCCTCGTCGAACCCGCTTGCCTTGCGGCGGAGCAGCGCCGCGCGGGTCAGGTGCCGCGAGACCCCCATCATCGCGGGGGCCTCGCTGGCGCAGAAGTGTCGGGCTCGGGCCGCGTGCCACTCGGCGCTGCCCTGCGTGATCGGCAGGACCTTCATTGCGCCTCCTCCTCTTGCGCTTCATCCAGGGCCTCGATCGCCTCGCGCTGCTCGGCCGTCAGCGCGTAGCGCGAGGCGATCGCCGCCAGGATCTCCGCCGCGGTCCGGCGGCCGCTGGCGACCAGCTCCCGCCACACGGGCAGCTGGCTCTCGAACCGCTCGGCCGGGTAGGGCGCGAGCGCGGCGGGCGAGCCCTCGGGCGACGGCGGCGCGGGCTGCGGTGGGGGTTCCGGCGCGGGCGGCGGCTGCAGCTCGGCCCGCTCGAGCACCCGGCCCTCCATCTCCTCTGCGGTCGGGGCTTGCCCGACCTCCGGGAAAGCCATGCGCAGCGCCTGGGCCTCCGCGCACTTGCGGAGCTGCCCGCGCGGCCGCTTGCGCCACATTGCATTGGGCGCCTCGTTGTCGCGGCCGGCCGTCGCGTAGTTCTCCGTCCACCATTCTTCCGCGGTGAACTCGGCGACCGTCCCGTCGGCCAACCGCCGACGGACCGTCACCCGGCACCACTCCGGGTACGTCACCTCGACGCCCCCGAGGACCTGGGTCACGGTGGGGCCCCACTCGGGCCGGCTGACGCCGGCCAGCTGCCCGGTACGGGCAGCTTGAATCCTATAGAGCCCGATCCCCGGCATGATGACGTCGCGCATCGCGCGCGACGTACGGTCGTACATCGGCACGATGTGGACGGGCTTCTGAAGGGGATCGAGACCCGCCGCGCGGCAGTAGGCCAGGACCAGCTCGATCGAGCTGGCCGAGGCCCCGGGGTAGTGGCTGGCCGCCAGGACGCGGACCAGCTCGTCCTGATCGCCGGCCCGCGTCGGCAGGGTGGCGCTCACGGCGCCACCTGCCGGAGAGCCAGGACGCCCGCGACCGCGCCGGTGGCGTTCGGCGCGGCCGAGAGCGTGCCGTCCGGAGCCCGGCGGACGGCATAGCCCGGACCGGTGTCCGGGCAGAGGACGCGAACGTCGCCGCGGCCGGCCGCGACCAAAGCCGCCCGGACGGCGTCCGAGACGATCTCGGACACCACCACCGCCCGGACGTCGGCCGGGATCGGCGGCAGGGGCGCGGCCAGCTGGTCGCGATCCACTCGGGTGATCGGGATGCGGTCGAGCGCACCAAGCATGGTGCGCCGCTCCGCGAGCCGCGGGGCGTAGCCCGCGGGCTCGAGCGAGGCGATCAACGCCAAGGTCGAGTCGTAGATGTCCAGTTTGTGGGGAGTCCAGTTGAGGATCACGTCCGTCTCCCGTGGGTTGGCGTGCGCGACCACGCAAGCCGACTGGCCGGCGCGCGAGAATTGCGATTTTGTGCGGGCGGGTATGCGCGATCTGCAATAGCGCGCCTACTGCGGCCGGCGGTAGTGCCCAGATCGGGTCCGCCGCGCGGCGGACGGGCAGGAGGGCGAGATGGCATCCATCATCATCCACCCGGCCGTCGCGATGCGGCGCGGCGAGACGTTAGAGGAGATCCGCTGGCTGGCCGAGCAACGGCGTCTCGCCATCTTCCAGCTCGCGGACGAACTCGAGGCGGAGCGCGAGCGCCGGCTCGAGGCGGAGCGGGCAGCCCGGCGGCACGCGCTGTTGGCGTTCGCCGCGGGCGGCGTGCTGGGGGCGGCCGTCGCCTGGTTGCTCGGCTGAGCAGCACGCCGAGAGGAGGTACGGAGGTAAAATGGAAAGGATCCGAGCTCGGCTCCGCGCGCGCGGCTGGCGCGTCTACGTGCCGCCGCGGGAGTGATGATGGCGGCCCTCATCGTCTCCGGCCCCGACCGGCTGCAGCGCGCAGCGGTCGTGTACACCGTCGCGCGCGCCATGTTCTGCGCATGCGCATCGTGGGTTGCTGTCACACGAGTGGCCGGTCTCATCGTGTGTCGCGAGCGACGGCACGTCGCCGTCTGCGAACGCGGTGCGTGGATCGTGTATCCACCACGCCTGGATTGGGCGCCTCCAGCCGAGGAGCGCCCGAGCGAGCCAACTACGTGCGACCTCCTCGAGTGGGCCGACCAGTCGAGGGTGGACGATCCGCACGCGCCCGCTCACGAGGCCGCTCGGGCGGCGCTCGTTCTGCTCGCCAGCCGCAGCTGGGCGCTCTGGTGGGTGCTGACGGGCGGCGACGCAGCCGCTGCCGTCGCGGCGGCAGCGCGCCGCCTCGACGCGGCCCTGCGCGACCACCACGGCCGCGCGATCGTGAGGGGCGACCACGTCGTCGTGACCGTCGACGGCCGCGAGGTGGCCGCCGTGGGCGGGACGCCGGACGAGCTCGAGCTGGCCAGGATCCGCGAGCTGTTCCCCAGCGCGGGTGGCGCGTCTACCAACTCCGTTGAAGTAGGCAGCGGTGGCCAATACGAAGACGGCTGATGGCCACGAAATCCAAGACCCGCCAAACGCACGAGGCCCGCGTGCTGGCCGCGGCCGAGCAGGTGGCCGCACCCTACGGCGTGGCCGTCGTCGTGGCGTCCGGCCCGCCGCCGAGCACGCACGAGAGCGCCGTGCTGCGGGTCTGGGCCTGCGGCTCGTACCGCCTCGAGCTCTCCTCCGGCGACCTCGAGGAGGTCGCCGCGTGGCTCCGCGCTCTCTCGTCCTCGCCTGACCGTCACAACCCGTAGAGCTGACGGTACGGCTCGCCCCAGCCGTCGGGGCGATTCAGCGCACTCGCGCCGGTCCACAGATAGATGTGGTACAGAAAACGGCTGCCATAGCGCTGCCGCACCGGCTCGAATCCCGTGGTCCACATGACGTGCATATTTTGCGTCCGCGGAAAATACGTCCGCGCCTCGTAGTTCGATTCGATCTCGCTCGTCCCGAGCCATTTATTGCGCGATTCGCCGAAGTCGAACCAATCCAGGATGCCCTCCTGCGGCTCACCGAACAACAACGCCGGATGGCGCAGCATCCCGTCCCAGTCGGCCTGTGTTTTGATCCCGACGTTGTCATGGATGCCCATGCCGCAAATATCGACCCAATCGTCGCCCGGGTAGATGTTCCAAAGTCGTTCGGTCGCGCTACCGCTACCGAAACGTAACTGCTTGGACGGGCCGAACTCGATCAGGAAGGTCTTACCGGCGCCGAGAACGGCACCCACCGCGTTGCGCATGATGTCCATGCAGCGGCGCCAAGCGGCTACGAAGTTCGCCTTGTCCGGGCCGATGCTGTGTGAGTACCAATCGCCGTTCGCCTCCCAGTTCCACCGGAGCACGACCGTCCGGGGATTTCGACCGATCTGCCCGCAGCGGTAAGCGATGCGGCGGAACAGCCGAGTATAGTAGAGGTCGTAATCGCCACGCGCGATCTCTTGCCAGATGCCGGGCCGTCTCCACGACGAGCCGGTCCGCGGGTTGGAGTGGCTCCATGGCACGGCCGTCAGCGCGATGACGATCGGATTGGCGATCGGCCAATAGGTCGGGTCGAACGCGCGGTTCGGGTTGACCTCGTTGAGCTGTCCGGCCCAAGTTGCATCCGACGAGCCCGCACCGCCTGCGACCGCGTCCCAGTTCGGACAGCCGGTTGTAGTGGTATTCCCCCACACTTTGGCGATGTTGGCCGGCCGGCGGAGCCAAGCGTTGTAGTCCCGAAGCGGCTGCCAGATGAGCTGTCCCTGGTTGTTGTAGGCGAAGCTGAACGGCTGGCCGATTCCGTGCCAACAGCCGAGCGGCGGGACCGAGCCCCAGCCCGGCGGAGCGCCGCCATCGCCACCGCCACCACCGCCGCCGGACGCTGGATTACGCGCGCGGCCGAGTATCGGCAGAATGCGGTTCATCAATCGACCTCGCCCGACACCACCTGCCACAGTCCGTCGTGCCGCGTGATCAGGCCGATCAGTTTGCGCTGCGTGGCGCTCGACGTCACAGTTGCTTGAGCGACGTTGCCGCTGTTCGGTCCCGTCCAGAGCGCTGCGCCAGCGCCGCGGATCAACTTGAGCGTAGCGTTCGGCGGTACCTCTACGGCCACGAAGTGCTCGATGCCGGTCTGCCCGTTGGCGTCGCTGCCGTGCGGCAGCGAGAGGACCGGCAGTGTCAAATTGGTGAGGCCGGGATGGCAGATGAGTTTCTTGCCCAGGTCGTCCGGCGTCACCGTGTAATCAGCGCTGCCACTACTACCGCTGGGCCCGGCCCATTGCAGGATCACGGCGCGTCCCGCAGCGATCTGGCCGGCGGAAATACTGAATGTTTGCAGAACGTCGTCTATGTCGTTCGCGCCGCTGGTCGAGGCGGCGCGGATCCAAGGTGAGATATTGCCGCGTTGCAGCGAGGCCTCGTCGCGCGAGACGTTGAATATCGCGCCCTCGACACTGTTCAGGCCGTGTACCAGCGCCAGGTCCACTTTCGGGTTGCCGCCGGTACGCGAAACCGACACGCTGGATACGTTCGTCACGTGGCCGGACTGTGCGGCACCTAGGAACGAACCGATCTTTTCGGCCGCGACGTGCCGTACGTGGCAGATCGTCACCCAGCTTTCGGCTTCGAGGTTGATGGTAAGGGTGCCCGCACCGCCAGAACAATCGGCCTCGATGACGGTCACGCGACCTTTCCAGGACGTGTCATCGAGCGTTGGGCGTCCGTCTCGCGTCACGAAATTCGACAGCGCCGGATGCGTTACGCTTGCCACCGGAGGCGGCGACGTGCCGCGAGCCGTGAATACGGTGATCAAGACTTTGCCGGCATTCAGGCTGAGATTGGGGGCGGACAGGGACGTGTGCGCGGCCGCCGAACCGAAGACATGCACCGGCGACCACGGCTCGGCATTCACCGGCCCCCCGCCGCTCGGCTCGGGCAGGTACCGGTAGATGAGTCCGGGGTTCATCCGCGGCTCGAACGCCCACGAATTCGCCCCCGTGCGACGGTACAGGCCTGGCCAGAGGAACCCGGACCCACCGCCCAGATCGGCGGCCGTATCGGCCCAGCGCAGTTGATCCCCGCTGCCCGCGCCGATCCCGATCCAGCTCGTGCCGCCGTACACCTCCAGGAGCCCGGTCGTGGTATTCCACCGCGTGGCGCCCGTCGGCGGCGACGCGGGGCGCTGGGCGGTCGTACCGGCTGGGATCGCCGCCGCGCTGGCCAGCAGCCCGACGTAGCGCGCGTCGGCCGACACCCAACTGGCGTTGCGCCGCGCGTAGGCGACACCGTCTACCGGAGCTTCGGGTATTCCGCCGCCGCCGCCACCACCGCCACCGGACGCCTGCGGCACCCACTCGAGCGACAGCCCGTCCGCCGCAGCCGCGAGCACGCGGCCTCCAATCGGTATTGGCACCAGCGGGGACACGCCGACTGCCTCGGGCACCAGCGTCAGCTCGCGTCCAGTCCGGGCAGGGACGTTCGCGAGCTGCCCCGCGTCGTTCCAGCCGATGGCCTGGCCGGTGGCTGGCTGCGGGATCACCAGCCCGCGCGGGCCGTGCGGGAACGCCGCCTGTGGCACTCGCTCCAGGACCTCGCGAATGTCCTGGGCGACCAGCGCGGCGCGATCCAGCGCGCGCTCGATCTCCTTGGCGCGCAGCGGCGCGGCCGGGGCCAGGTCGACAGGCTGCACCGCCAGCGTGTGGCGCCGCACGTGCAGGTAGTCTCCGGTGGGCCGCGCCACGTTCAGAATGAGGGTCGCGGTCGGTCGCCCTAGGTCCGTGACGGTGTAATCCGTGCCGAGCACCAAGTCGGTCCGAATGCCGCTCGAAGTCTCGTGCGTGACGCGTAGGTCCGCCGGGGTGTCGACCCTGAACGGGATCGTGTAGCGGGTCAGGCCCGACACCGCCGCGATGGTCGTCCACGTGGGGCTTTGCGATAGCACCGTCATCGCATGCTCCAGATGTCAGCCGGGAGGATCCGCTCCTGCCCGAACTCCCGCCGCATTCGCGTCTCCTGCCGGCGCAGATACCCCGGGGCGGCCCACTCGCGCAGCGCGTTCAGCGCGAGCACGTTCGTCGCGGCTCGCGTGTACCACAGGTTCGGGGTCAAGCCAGTGAGCAGATTGACCGCGCGACTGGCCCGAGGCTCGCCGTGGACGAGCTCGGTGACGAGCCCGAAAGCCTGCGCGACGTCGCCCGCCAGCGGCCCGCCCAGCGTCTCGGCGAGACCGCGCCCGACGCGGTTCGCTTCAGCAAAGAGAAAGTCGCCGAAAATGCCCAGACCTCCAGACTGCGCGATCGCAGCGCCAATCGTTTTCCAATTGATCTCGCCGCGGTCGGTCACGACCGCCTTCGGCGATTTGCCGGCGGCAACATCTTTCGCCCAGGCGGCCAGTAGACCGCCCGCGGTCAGCGTTGCGATGAGCTCGGCAACACTGCCGACTGCGCGCCAGCCGCGTTCGGCGCGCGTCGAGCCCGGCTGGGCAAAGATGGACCGCGCCAGCACGCGCCTGGTGAACTCGATTGGGAACGACTTGAACTGCATGAGGGCCCTGACGGCCTCGCCGGCTAGCGTGCCGCGTTCGAGCCCCCCCGTGGTGATCGCCCGCGTCCCGATCCCCGGCTCCAGGATCGCTCCGGAGATCTCGTCCGCGATCAGGCCGCGGTACGTCCGCGCGAGCCGCCGCTTGGCCTCCTCCGGAAGCTCGCCTGGACGCAGCACCGCCGCCACCGCCTGGTCCGGGAGCGCCATGATCGCGGCCGGTGTGAGCAGGGGGCGACCATCGACGAGCTCGCGGCCCTGGCGCATCGCGTCCCACTCGGCCGGGCTGATCCCGTGCCGCTGCAGCACGTTGCGCTCGCGCACCCGCAGCGCCGACATCGGCTTGGCAGCCCACTCCCCAACCTCGCGCAGGATCATACGCAGGCCCACCGCGCGGCCGATGTCGGTCCAACCGGCCAGACCTTGCCATCGGAGTACGAGGCGCGCGACCGCCCCGGCCCGGCCGGCCAGCGTCTCCGCGTCGGCGTAGGCCGAAGTCAGCTGGTTCGTGAACGCGTCGAACCCTTCGTTGAGCAGCGCGCCCAGTCGGCGCGTCTCACCCTTGCCCCGGCCCTCGAACAGCCCGAGGAACGCCTGTGCGGCCGCCCGCGGGGCTGGCACTCCGCGGTAGCGCGCCTGCAGGTAGTTCAGCACCGGGTCCGTGCTCGCGGACAGGACGGCCCCTCCCAGTTTCGTGGCCTGCTCCCAGCTGCGCGCGACGGCCCCTGCCGTTGCCAGCCGCTCGCTGCGCACCGCCTGCTCGAGGCCCAGCGCCACCCGCACCGTCGGCGAGCTGGTCAGATTGCGCAGCTTCTCCAAGTCGCGCTTGGTGGCCGCGGTCATCCCGCCGCGGTTGCGGATCCGCGCCGCCAGCTCGTTCACCACCGACTGCAGCACCGTGCTCGGCGACGCGCCTAGCCGCTCCAGTAGCGCCGCCGCTCGGGCGGTGTCCTCCAGTTTCCGGACCGAGGCGGTCAGCACGTCGCCGGTGCCGAACCGACGCGCGTAGCGCTCCCAGCCGCCCGGCTTGAAGTGCAGCGACCGCGATCGCGAGAGCAGATTCGCGATGTTCTGCGGCGGCTCTTTGCCCGCCGGCAGCGTATGCGCCAAGGGGTCGATTTCGTCGCCCGCGATGATCTTGTCGCGGATCCACAGCAGCGCGGCGTCCACCTGCTCCGGCGTCGCGCCCGGGAACGTCCGCTCCACGTCGAGCTCGGCCTTGATCGTCCGCAGCCAATCCTCGGCGGGCGCCTGTGCAATCCTCCACGCGTCGTGCTGGTGCGGCGTGTACCCGTCCAGCTGCCCGACGTCAGCGCCGAGCCGGTTCGCCTCCACGCGCGCGTGCTCGAGCTGCGTCGTGAGCACGTCCGCGAGCCGCTTCGCCCGCGCGTCGCCCGTGACCGTCTGCGACGCGGGCTTGCCCCCCACCGAGGCCTCCATCTCGCGCTCGACGCGGGCGAGAAACTCCGCCAGCTCGGGCCGCGGCCGGCCGTCCCAGGAGCGCTGCCGCAGGAGGCGCGCGAGGTCGGGATCCGCATCGATCGCCGCGATCACCGGCCCCAAGAACTCGCCCGAGTAAGCTGCGCGAGCGCGCTCGACCGAGGCTCGCGCGCCGATCCTCGTGCTCTCCTCGCCGCGGAGGATGGTCAGGACCGCCTGCGACGGCGTCGTCCCCTGCGCTATCAGCGCGTCGACATCCGCCAGCAGCCGCCGTGCCGCGAGGATGTTGAGGATCTTCTGCCGTCGCGCGCGCTGTGCATCCGTCAGCGCCGCTTTGGCCGCCTCGGCCGCGTATTTCCGTAGCGCTTCTGCGAGCTCGGGATCGCCGCGGCGGCGAAGGTCCTCGCGCACCCGCTCCAGGTGCTCGAGCATCTCTTCCGCCTCGGCCCGGTCGAACCTGCCCTTGCCGGCCCGGATGATGTCGTCGAGGCAGTCCTTGAGCGGCATCAGGCCCTCAGGATGCAGGCGGCCGCGGCCTGCCAGGCATCGACCCCGGCCTCGGCTTTGGCCAGGTCGCTCGCGCTCTGGTCGAGCTCGGCGCGCAGGTCCTCCGGGATTTGGTCGCGCGGGATGGCCGCGAGCTGTTGCTCGGCCCGCGCCAGCGCCGCGGCCTCGTCACCGTCGCCGGCTGCACCCGGAGCCGCGATGGCCTCGGCCGGCGCTTCCGCCGCCCGGGCCGATGGCGCCTCTGCGGCCGTCAGTGTCCGCACGTCCGCTGGCACGCCGTCGCGCCCGCCCGCCGCCGCCGGAGCCCTCGCCGCCCGGGCCGGAGCCGCGCTGGCCTCACCCGGAGCCGCCGCCGGGACCCGCTCGTTAGCCTCGCGCGCGACGGCCCGCGCCTCCTCATCGGTGAGGTCCGCACGTCGCACCAGCACGGGCCGCGGCCGCTCGCCCGGCCGATAGCCGAGCGCCTCCATCATCGCGCGATACTCACCGATCCGCCCGGCCGCCGACAGGTCTGCGTAGGCCCTCGCCAGGGCCAATAGGCGAACGTTGCCGCTCAGCACCACCCCGCGCGCGTCCACGATCGGCGCGCCCTCGGCCGCCGATGGACTCGGGCCGAGCAGCCGGGCGTCCAGGTTGTCCGCGATCCGCTGGATCTGCGCTCGGCTCGCCGCACTCGACCGGTCCCGCGGCTGCAGCTCGCGAGGATAGCGCGGGTTCCGCTGCAGCGTGTCCTCGAGGTGCGACGCGATCAGCTCGGACAGATCGCGCACCTCGTAGGTGACCGGCACCTCCCGGCCGCGCGCCGTGATCGCGACCCGTGGGATCAACGCCCGCTGCGCTGCGGGGTCCGGGTCCGGCACGTCGGCCGCCCGCACCGGAACCCCTCCGAGCACCTGCTCGGCCGCCAGATTGATCCGCGCGGCGGCGCGGTCGACGAGCTCGCTCGGCACTGCGTCCAGGATCGCACGGAACTCCTCCGGCGTCGGCGGCGGAGCCGCCGCGTCTGCCGTGGCAGCCGGTGTCCGCCGCCGTGCCGCCCACCACTGCCCGGCCCCGCCGAGCGCACCGCCGACCACAGCGCCAGCCGCCAGGTCGACGAGGAGCTCCTCCCACCCGTAGTCCGAGCCGATCGCACGCTCGCCGGCTGCCACCAACGGCACCGTGATCGCGGCCCCCAGCACACCCTCGCGGGCCCCGGCCGCCGCCCCGGCCCGCAGCGCCGCCAGCCTCCCGGCCGACCGCGCCGCTTGCGCGGCCTGCCAGGCACTGCCACCCAGCGGCAGGAAGTTGACGGGGTCCGGGAGGGCACCAACGAGCTGCGCCACGAGGCCGAGCACGCTCTCGCCCAGCCCTGGTTGCCGCCGCGCGATCACGTCCTGCCGAGCCCGCCGCGCGTCGTAGGCCTCGATGAGGGTCTGGATCTGCTCGCGGCTCTGCGTGCCAGTCAGGACGGGCAACAGCTCCTCGCGATCGCCCACCATCTGTCGCGCCTCCTCGAGGCTCGGCAGATCCGAGGGGACGGCGGTGGAGAGGTCGCCCATCTCGAAGCCGAACGTGGGCAGCTCCTGGCCCCGCGTGGCTCCAGCCCGGCCGAGCGCGAACGGCGTCGTGCTGGCGAATCCCTCGCGCACCTGCGCGCCCAGATACTCGAGCAGCCCGGGCCGCGTGCTCGACCACGCCTCGCGCAGATCCTCGGGTCGAGCCAGCGGCAGCGCGCTGCTCACGGCGCCCCCTGCGGGATCACGCGCGGAGCCCTGGCGCCGGCGGGATCGATCAGCAGCAGCGGTGACGCCCGGAACCTCGGGTCATCGATCCGCACGCGGCGCCCGTCCGGCATCTGGATCGTCAGCCACAGCTCCCCGTCCGGTTGATCCTGCCAGCGCGCGTTGTCCATCACGGCGTTCCAGGTCGCGCGCCAGTTGCGCTCCTGCACCGCACGTTCGGCCTGCCCCTGCGCCAGTTCCACAAAGCCGAGCTTCGCGACCTCCTCGAGGGTCATGCTCTGCCGCAGCTCCTCGCGCCGACGATCAAGCGCATCCTCGACCACGTCCGGGTCGAGCCCCTCGGGCAGCCGTTCGATGGCGGCCAGCCCCTCGGCGTAGAGCGCCGGCCCTCGCCCACGCACGATCTCCCGAGCTCGCCGCACCGCCTCGCGCGTGCGGGTCCCCGCTGCGATCAGGTACCGCGCCACCGCGGCCTGCAGGTCGCGCTGGCGCGCGAGCTCGACCAGCGCGCCGGGCCCTGCCGCCTGCGCCTTGGCACGCGCAGCCCGCTCTCCTTCGTCACGATCCGCCTGCGCGTCCAGCTCGTGCGCCAGATCGCGCTCGGCGTCCCGGTCGAGCTTGGCCGGCTTAGACCGCAGCACTTCGGCCAGAAGTTCCGCGTCGCGCATGTCGCCGCGCTCGGCCGCTCGCGCCACGTAGAGCACCTCCCGCGGCACCCCTGCCCGGTCGAGCTGCCGCGCCAGCGCTGCCTCGGCCGGGTGTCCAGCCAGACCCGCGAACAGCGGCGTCACCGCCTCGACCAGGCCGCGCGCGTCGGTCGCCCCCTCCCACCGCGCGGCCACGTCCTTCACGACCGCCTCGGGCACGGCCCGACGTGCGTGCTCGGGCAGCCCCAGCTCGGCGCCCTGCGCCTCCCACGCGGTCCGGATCGCAGCCGAGGCCGGCCCCTCGAGCACGCGCTGCCCCAGCCGCCCCATCACCACACCGGCCGGATCGCGCGTCACCTCCTGGAGCCGAGCGGCCATGATCCGCTGCATCGCCGGCAGGAGTGCTGCGCCCTCACCCGTCTCCTCAGCGCGCCGCACGGCCGCCGCGTAGGCCGCACGCTGCTCCGGCAAAGGGAGCTCGCCGAACCGCCCGAGCGCACGCACCTGTTCCACCTGATTGCGGTAGGACTGGTACCGCCGCTCCCACCGCTGGCCGTAGGCGCGCTGGAACTCGTCAGCGGCGATCGGCTCGCGCGGCACGATGCCAACCGCAAGCTGCGCCTGGTGCTGTTCCAGCCGCTCGGCCAGGTCGATCTGCGCCTCGTACTGCGCCTCGCGGGCGCGCTCCCGCGCCTCGGCCTGCGCCGCCCGCGCGCGCCGCTCGACCTCGGCTCGCGCCGCGGCGATCAGCCGAGCCCGCTGCGTCGGGTCCAGCGCCAGCCCGGGCTCAGCCAACAGTTGCAGCGCGCCGGCCGGGTCCGCCTCGATCTGCGCGAGCATCGCGGCGCGCGTCAGCTCCTCGGCCCCGGCGCGCCGCAACTTCTCCTTCAGGGGCTCGGGCAGCGCTCCGGCGTCCAAAACCGCGTTCATGTCCGCCAACGCGGCCGGCAGCGCCAACGGCTTCGCGGCCACTGCCGCGCCGAGCGTCTGCAGGGACCGCTGCATCTGCGCGACCGTGGCGTCGACCCGCGCCGAGCGCTCGGCCTCCTCGGCGTCGGTCAGCAGCGAGGCGCGCAGGAGTCCGAGCCGCTCGGACAGCAGGCGCCTGGCGCCCGGCGTAGGGGCCTCTCGCTCGACCTCCTGCCGCCACGCATCGAACTCCGCCGCGAGCCGCTGCGCGTGCCCCTGCAGCCCGGCCGGCGCCTGCTCGCGAGCCTGTGCCTCGCGGCGCTGCCACTCGAGCCGCGCCTCGGCCAGACGCTGCGCCGTCCAGGCCCGCGCCTCCTCCTCCTCGACCTGCGACCGCCCGAGCGCCAGCGTGCTCAGCCCGTGGGCGAGGTCGGACGCGGCGTCTGCCACCATCGCGCCCACCTGCCGCTCCGCCTGACCGGCCGTGGGCGTCGCCAGCGTCGGTACGCCTGGCGGGCCGACCCGTCGCTGGTAGAGCTCGATCCTCACGAGCGCAGCCTCAGGTAGTGGCCGTACCCGGCCGCGAGGCTGCTTCCGGCGCTCAGCAGCCCGAGCGGCAACCCCGCCCGGCCTGCCCACTGCTGGCCGCGCGCCTGGGCGCGCTGCACGGCCCCGCCGTACGCGATCGCTTGCGCGCGCCGCGCTGCCTCGGTCCGCAGCCGCGCTTCGTCTTCCGCGGCGCGCCGCACCGCCTGACGGTACTGGTCGAGCACGGATCCCGAGAGCGCGAGGCCGCTCTCCGCGACGCCGGCCCGCGTCGCAGCCAGGCTCTCCTGGGCCTGCTCGCGCAGGTCCTGCTGCTGCAGAACCGCACTCTCGAGCTCGGCCCGGGCCTGCCGCCGCGCCGCGATCTCGGCCTGCCGGCCGGCCTGCGCCGCCGCCGCGCCGCTCAGTGCACCGAGGCCGGCCCCGGCGAGCCTGCCCAACGCCTGCGCGCCGCCCGCGAGCAGCATCAGTGTCGCCGGGTCAATGCCCATCGTCCACCGCCCACTCCTGCCAGCCGCTCGCCGGCGCCGGCCACGCGGTCCACAACCGGCCGGTCGGCCGCATTCCTAGCGCACGTGCGAACCGCTGCGCCACTGGCCGCGCCGGGTCGATCGCCGCCCTCGGCCTCCACAGCTCGAGGATGACGCGCGCGGCGGCCACGATCGCGCGCCGGTACGCCGCCGCCCCCTCGGCGCAGATCAGCCACGCCACCGGGGCCTCCGCGACACCCCAGACCACACCGCCGATCGCCACCACCGCGCCATCATTGGTCAGCAGCGCGTAGCCGGCCCCGACCTCGGGCAGCCAGTCGGCCACCTCGCCCAGCACCGGGGCCACGTCGCGCTGCAGCCGGTCGGGCCGGATCGCTCGGACGTGATCGGCGGTAAGCAGCTCAACGCGCACCCTGCCGCCCCCTCCGATAGACGCCGAGGATCGTCGCGGGCTCGATACCCGGCATGGCGATGCGCAGCCGCACCAGCCGGTCCCAGCGCGCCGCGACCCGCGCGGCCACGAAACCCTGCCGCAGCGCTGGCGCCGTGTCCGTCGGCTCGTCGGCCCGGTAGCGCGGCAGCTCGACCGGGCCGTCCCCGTCCGGGTCGCCCACCGCCAGCCGCCCAGTGTCGAGGATCCACAGCACGACTTCGCCGTCCGCGCGCTGCGGGCCGATCAGGCCCAGCGCGAGACTTTGCGCGTCCACTGCCGGCAGGAGGTCCACCACCGCGTCATAGGCCAGCCCGACCCGTGCGTGCCGCACCGCGTAGGGCAGCGTGAGCGTGCCGCTCGTGAGCTGGACCGGCCCGTACTCGGCCCCGTCCGCCAGCACCATCACGCGGCGGCCGACCAGGTAGTCGAGACCCGCGATCGTCGACGTGGGCGGCCCCTCGTAGTCGAGGTGGCAGTCGAGGTGCCGCGCCTCGGTCTGAGGCTGCCCCGGCGTCCACGGCAGCTCCCACCGCTCGAGCGACCGCAGCCCGGGCCGCTCGACCAGTAGATGCAGCGCGTCGCCGTGGTCCGGCCGCGGGATCGCGACGATCGCGCGGATCACGCCGCCGTCGGCTGCCTGGAAGCGCGCCCACCCGACCACCTCTTGCTGCGGCTCGTAGGTGCAGGTCAGCAGCGACCCGTCATCCAGGAGGGCTACGAGGACACGGTGCGGCGCACGCAGGTGCTCGAGCTGCAGCACACGCCGGCCGGTCAGCAGGTGCCCGGCGTAGGTGAGGAGGTCGAGCTCGGCCCGGTCGCCCTCGTCGCTCTCGGCCCGCACTTCTTTAATTGTCCTGTCGTCCGCGGTGATCAGTCGATTGTACGCCCGAACCGGCCGCACGCGCGCGCCCGCCGCGGCTGACAGCACCACCACCTCGACGTTTCGCTTGCCATCATCCGTCGCGCCGAAGACCCGGGAGTCGCTCTGCCGCCGGATCAATACCTCGCCGCCGTCGTAGCCGACCAAGAGCCCCTCGGCCATCTCGACTGCCCACAGTGGCGTGTTGAGCCCGTCGGCTGTCACCACGAGGCTGAGCCCGTCGTCTGCAAGTACTCGCGCCGCCGTCCGGTCTGCGAAGCTGTTGAAACCATTGGCTCTCGAGAACCACACGTGGCGGCCGCGCAGGAAGGCGAGCCGCCCGAACGCCAGCGCGACGCCTTCCGGCCAGCCTGGCGCCGCGCCCCACGCCTGGAACTGCCAGCGGTAGCTCGCGTTGCTCGCGCCGACCGCCTGGTCCGGCACGGGCCGCAGCACCGTGCACTGCGCGGTCGTCGGATTGGTGACGGTCGTGATCTGCAGGATCCCGTAGCCCGAGTGCAGGTACTCCCACTCGATACCGGCGGCCTTGGCGTGGTCCCAGGCCCGCCCCTCGGTGTGCACCGGGCGGACGGTGCCCGTGGTCCCGCCGTCGAGCGCGCGGTACCAGTTGCCGTCGCTGATCCGCACGTCGCCCGCGTTCAAGTTGCGCTGCGGCTCCCACGGCCGGATCTCGGGTCCCAGCGGGTTGAGCCACAGCCGCACGAGCATCCCGACGTGCCCGGCCGTGAACGGCGCGTGCCCGACGGCCTTCAACGTGACCGTGCCCGTGCTCGCCGAAGCCCACATCTTCTTGGACGGGTCGAGGTTCTCATCGTCCCACGGGCCGTCCTGGGGCTCGACCCGCGCCACCGCGAACGTCCCGTCGGCCTGCCGCTGGACCCGGAGAGGCGGCTGGCCGCGGCACGTGAGCCACATTGTGTCAGCCAGCCTGGTCCATCGCACCAGGACCCGACCATCCGCATCACGCAGGGCCGACTGCGGCCAGAGCGGGCCCCCGGTCAGCGACAGCGCCGCGAGCTGCCCATGGTGCGACCACACGTCGATGCGTGCGTCGCCCAGCGCCAGATAGTAGGATTCCGCGCGCGACACTACGAACGGCACCAGCACGGCCGTCGTCGGGTGAGGCTCGCCGAGGAACCGCGTCCCCGGCCGCTTGGTGATCGGCCCTTCGATCAGGGGCAGCACGTTGAGGGCGTAGGCGACCCCGTCCTGCAGCGGCGCGAGGTCGTGCCGGCCGAACAGGTGCGGCGATACCTCGCCCCGCGCGAACGAGGTCTGGGGCAGCTCCGGGCGCATGACCTACACCCCGATGTAGCGGGCGGCCACGACCTCCGACAGGATCACTGCAGGTACCGGCAGGCCCTCGTGCGCGTCGGCTTGCGCCGCAGCCTGGCGCGCGTCCTCGAGCTCCCGCGCGAGTTTGGCCAGCGTCTGATCCGATTGTGTCAGGGCCGGCGCCAGCTCCCACGCCAGGCGCGTCGCCATGAGGTTGGCGAAGCTCGGATCCCAGTGCGCGGGATCGGGCACATCGCGCAGGTAGTAGATGAGGACGCCATGCCCGTCGCCCGGCACCCTGACGCCGCGGCCCTCGACGGCCCAGGCACTCGCCTCGCCGATCGGCTGGACGTGCAGGAGCCGGATCAGGTCGGCAGGGAATGCGTACCACCAACCAGCCGCGTTCTGCGTGCCGACCGTCGCGGCCAGCGTCGCGGTCGCGCGTGCGAAGTGCGGGGCGATGCGCCGGATCTCGTCCCTCCGCGCCCCGTCCAGCACGGTGGACGCGAGTACGGCCGCGGCGTCGGGGCTGTCGAGCGTCGTCAATCGCTGCGCCTGGCCCAATTTGGCCAGGGCCTGGTTGACCAGCTCGACAGCCCCGAGCGTCATGCGACGATCAGGTCCCCGCCGGAGGCGACCACGCCCGCTGCCGGATCGCGGCCAGGAGCTTCTCGACCGTGGCCTGCAGCGAGCGGAAATTGGCGGCGCTCGTCCTGCTGTAGACGAGCACCACCGCCGAGGGATTACCGGCCAACAGAGCGTCCAGCGTGGTCGTCCCCGCCGTCGACTGGTTGAGGACAATATCGGCCGGTGGGCGCCCCTGCCTGATCCTAGCCGTGGCGAACGTCGCCATCTCAGGCCTCCGCGCAACGGATCCGGACGACCTTACCCTCGTCCGTTCGGGTCGCGCCGAGCATCACCGCGTGGTAGATGCCGGTTGCGAAATTTTTCTCGGTCAGCCGCTCGATGTGCACCTCCGTCGCGGCCGGCCAGATGCCGAGATGCATGCCCGACTTGACGAACAGCGGCACGTCGCGGACGCCACCGCTGAGGAATCCGTCGTAGTTGATCTCGACGATGTCGATCCCGAGCAGCCCGACGATGCGCCCGCTCGGGTCGCGGCGGGCCGCCACCGAGTACTCGTTCATGATCGCCTCGGACTGGCGCATGAGCTGGCCCATCTGCTTGCTCGAGACTACCATGACCATCGGTTCACTTTTGTTCACCTCGCTCTGGCCGAGCAGCTCCAACGCCGTCACGATCTTCTCGTAATTGAGCCCCGTGTTCGTGCCGCCGACGTCCACGCCGACGGTCATGTTGGCGGGGAACGGCGTGCTGCCGGTCCCGTCACCACCGGTCACGGCGTTCGCAAAACAGGCCGCGAGGATGGTATCATCCTTGAGCCTGTTGAGGGCCGCGCGCGCCGCTTTGATGAGCGCACCCTGCGGCGAGAACCCGAGCTGCGCCTCATCCGTGATGTCGTAGATCAGGGGCAGGTGGCGCGCCTGACCCACGAGCCACCGCGCGTAGTACTGCGGCTCCTCCCACGGGGTGTTCCCGAGCCGGGTGCGGGCCGAGAAGGACACTTTTCCCACGGTCTTGAGCGGCTGCACGGCCGCCCCGGTGTAATCGGTGCGCTGCTCGGTCCATCCCGCGAGCAGGAAGTCCTCGCGCTGCAGCGCGAGTTTGAACTCGTTCGAGTAGAGTCGGTGGTAAACGGTGAAGATTTCGTTGGGCATCGGGCTCTCCAGGCTGGCGTGTTGACCGTCCCTGGGCTACCCGGCGAGCCGGACCCGAGACCGCATCCGCAGCGGACCTGACGGCTCCCCGCTGCGGCTACGGCCAATCAACACATCTGCTAATGCAGCGCGCGCGCTATTTCAAGCGAGCCGGTCAGCGGCCGGCCCGCACCTCCGCCAACATAGCCGCGTTCATTCGCTTCACGGCGTCCGGGTCACCGTTTCGGTAACGCGCCATGAAGTCGGGATCCGCCTCCAACGCCTGGACGGATTCGACCCGCGGGCTCAACGCGTTGTGCGGCACGCCCTTGGCCTCGCTCACGAGCCCGCCGATCCGCACCAACATTTCCATGACGGGCTTGACGCCGATCGCCAACTCCATCGCCGCGATCTGCTCGTCCGTGAGCCCGGCCACGTGCGCGCCGCGGCTCGCCAGCTCCTGGCGCTCGAGACGGCGGAAGCCCCATTCGGCAAAGACCTGGTCGCGCTCCTTCTCGCGCTTCATCAGCGCCGCGGACTGCTCCTGCTGCGCGAGCTCCTTGGCCTGCCCCTCCCACGCCGCAACCAACCGTTCCGCGACCACTTTCGGCAGCCGCAACTGATGCGCGGTCCGCTCGAACCACGAGGCGAGCACGGGATCCACACCAGGCCGCGTCGCGATCCCGTAGTCCTCGGGCTTGGCCGGCGTGCCGAGCTTCTCCCAGCCAGGCCAGGACAGGAGGTCCTCGTCCGCCTTGGGCAGCACCACGCCCCGGCCCGCTTTGTCGGCGCCCATGTAGCTGACGAGCGCCGCATAGTTTTTCACAACATCTCCCGGGCTTTTCCACCCGTTGTGCTTGACCACCTCGGCCAGCTGCGGCTCCAGCTGCGCCACCCAATCGGGGGCCGCGTCCGCAGCACCCAGCGGCTGCCCCGAGCTCGGGACCGCATCACCTTCCGTCATTGGTACCCTCCATCTCGGCCGCCATCTCGGCCTCGATCCACAACACCACCTGCCGCCGCCCCTCGAGCAGAGCCAGCCGCAGCGGATCGATCACGCCCTCCGCCGGGACGGTCGTGCTGTCGACGCACGCGAACCGCCAGAGCGCGCCCATCGCTGCCTGCTGCGCTGGCGTGCGCCGATCCGGCCGCCCGAAGACAGCTAAGAATGCCTCGCCCGGCTTCATTGCAGCGTAGCTCCAACCGTCTCAGGCGCGGCCGCCTGCGCGGCGCCAACCGCCGCGCCGAGCTGGTGCGCGATCCGCGCCGCCGCCTGCTGCTGCATCGTCGCCACGTCAGCAGGTGAGCGCAGGACATCCGCCGGCACCCCGTTCGCCCGCGCCACCAGCCGCGCCACGGCCTGCCAGTCCACCAGCTGCGCCAGCCCCGGGTCGGCTGCGATCAGAGGCTGCAGCACCGCGATCGTCCGCTCGATGCCCTGCGCCTGGACCTGGCCCTGCAGCCTCCAGCCTGGCCCCACGAACTCCAGATCCATGCGCTCGACCCCCTCGGGCAGGATTTCGGCCAGCCCGCCCTCGTGCTCCAAGATGTCGATCTCGCGCTGGACGATCGGCGCGAGCAGCTCGCGCTGCAGCCGGGCCACGATCGGCCCGAGTAGCAGCGCCCGCTCGCGCACCCGCACCCGCACCTCGGTGGCCGTGCGGTCGCCAGGCTCGTCGAGCGCCTGATCCAGGAACAACGACGTCATGAACGCCGCGTTGGTCTCGAGGATCAGCGCCTCCTCGAGCTGCGACACGTCCGCGCGCGCCCCGAGGTCCAGCGGTGCGACCAGCGGCCTGCCCTCCGGGGACAGCCATCCGCGGTGGATTGCGCCCGGCCGCAGCGCCGGCGGCGGAACGATCGTTGCCGCCGTCGCCAGCACTGGGCGTGCCCGCAGATTGTCGGCGATGAGCGCGTTGCGGCGCATGACGTTGAGAGCTCGGAGCGCGGTCAACGCGTACCACGCCGGCCCGCGCCCGTAGACCGTGCCCGGCACCGCCTGGAACCGCGCGACCACGTAGGGCAGCGTCCGATAGGTGCCCTCCTGCACTTCCTCGTAGCTGTCCGCGAGGAGGTGCACACTCTCGTAGCCCGAGCCACGTTCGCTCGGGTAGACGCAGTGCAGGAACGAGAGCTCGACACCGGGGTTGCGCTCGGCCTGCTCGCGCACGCGCGGCGGCAGGTCGTCCCCGAACGCCTCGATCGCCTGCCAGCCGGTCAGCCGGTACCGCCGGTGCACCCGATCGACGCGGCCCAACTCGTTCTCGCTGAACCACACCTCCTGCGACGGGATCGCGCGGTAGGCGAGGCCTCGGCCGGGCACGTCGCGTACCTCGACACAGCCGTGCCCGAACGCCACCGCGTTCTGCAGCGCGCTCTGGATCGCCGCCTGGAACCCCCCCTGATCCCGCAGCACCTCGAGCGCGCGCAGCACGCGCTCCGCAACCTCACGCTCGGCCTCGGGATCCCCGTTGATCACGAGGTCGTGGAACCGTTCCCCGTCGGGCGCGACCACACTGGCCAGCGCGGCAGCGCACCGCCGCAGCCCCTCGAGCCCCACCGTCGTGTAGATCCTGGGGTCTGGCCCTTCCGCGGGCGGCTCACCGAACCAATTCTCCTGCGACGGCAGACAGAGCCGCGCGATCTCGCCCCACGTCGACTCGAACCGCGAGCGCTCGGCCTCGAACGCCTGTTGCAGTCGCCGCAACTTCTCCTTCTCGGTCGCATTCACTGCCGCTACCCGCCGCCGAACAGCCGCCGGAGCACCAGGCCGTAGGCGGCGTTGAGCGGCGTCGGAGGCATCTGCGCCGACGCCGTCACCGCCTCGCGCACCCCCTCGAGGCCGCGCCGGCGCCGGCGTTCCTCCTCATCGAGCACGGCCTGCGACACGGTCTCGGGTCTCACAACCTTCGGCGGTTTCGGAGCTTTCGGTGCGCTCACCTCATACCCTCCTCACGCGAACACGTCGTGCACTCGTAGCACCTGATCGCGCCCGCTGCCATGCAGCCGCGGCAGCACGGGCAGGTCGAGCCTCGGCACCGTGACCGCGAACGTCAGAGCGAGCGCGTCCGCTTCGTCCGGGCTCGGCAGGCCGCGGCGCTTCATGTCCGCCTTGCTCTCCAGCCCGAGGCGGCCGGCGCTGTCGTAGGCGATCTCGATCATCGTGAGCTCGTCCGCGAGGTCTTGACTGTCCGGAATGGCCCCGGTCCGGAGCCAGTCCCTCATCATCACATAGAGCTCCGCACGCCGGTTGCGATACCTGTGCGGCTCGGTCGCCGCGCCGCCCGATTGGACGTCGTGGACCAACACGCCCTGCTCGCGCAGCCGATCGATCACCCCGGCACCGATCCCGACGCCGTCCACTGCTATGGCGTGTGGCCGGACGGTGTTGAGCGCCGCCATGACCTCGCCCACGACGCGCATCGTGTCCAGTCCGCGGAACACCCGCCACGGGATCGTTCGCGCGTCGCGGCCGCGGCGGAAGGCAAAGACCGTGCGGTCATCCCCGAACCGCGCGACGTCCACCCCCATGATGATCGGGGTCCCCTCGTCGTCCTCCACGACCCGCCGCCGAGCTGCGTCGACCACGTCACGCGCGATCAGCCCGGCACCCGACGTGGATGGCCACTCCCCCGTCACGCGCACCCGCACGAAGTCGCTGTCGAGCCCGTACGCGTTGATCATCTCCTCGATCTCGGCACGGTCGACCCGCGAGCTCCACCTCGCGTCCACTCTCATTCTGGTCCACAGCGCGCGGTGCCGGTGGAAGGCCTCGTAGAACGGGCCGGACGAGCGCGTGGGGTTGCCGAGCACGACCCACATCGCCCCCGGCGTGGTCATCGCGCCGCGCACCGTCTCCCAGATCGGAGCCGGGATCGCAGAGGCTTCGTCGAACACGACCAGCACGTGCTCCGCGTGCAGGCCCGCGAACGCCTCGGGCCGTTCCTCGGACCAGGGAATGGCGTCCACGCCCCAGGTGTCGGGGCTGAGCCGGTGCGAGAGCCGATGGGCCGTCTGGTCCAGCAGAGCACCGAGCTCGGGCCGCAGCCTCTGCCTCCATAGCGCGACCTCGCGCCAAGTTTTGGTTCTCAACTGCGCCCACGTGTTGGCCGTGACGACCCCAGCACAGTCGGGCCTGGTTAGGACGAACCAAATGATCAGCCACGACGCGAGCGTGCCCTTGCCGACACCGTGCCCGGCCCGGATCGCCAGTCGCACCGGCCGCCCGGAGACCAGCGCCTCCGCAACGTGCCGCAGGGCTGCGGCCTGCCAGGCGTCCGGCACCACGTCCGGCCACGCCACCCGGACGAACGCCGCAGGGTCGGCCGCCGTCGCTCGCACCAGCGCCTCGAGATCGTCGCGTCGCAGCGCAGGGGCTGCATTGCTGACGCTCAGGCGATCCACGTCAGCGCTCCTCGAGCTGCTGTCGGATCGCGTCCAGCGCGGCGCCCCGCTCCAGATAGGCGCGCCAGAGCGCGAGCACAGCATCGCCTGCGTCGGCGGGCAGGCCGTCGGGCAGGGCTCCGGCATGCCAGAGGCTGCCGTCGATCACCGGGCAGGCGGAAAGCGGCGCGATCTCGACCAGGCGGGGCGGGGCGGCACACGCGCCGAGTGCCAGGGCGATGCCGGCGATGGCTCGCCGTGCGATCACGGCCGGCCCCCGGTGAGGCTGCGGCGGATCGCGTCGAGGGCCGCCTCGCAGCGACTGCGGCCGTCGGTGACGTGGGCGAGCCGCGCGCGCAGCGTCTCGACCTCGCGGCGGATCGCCGCTTGACGCGCCTCCGCGGCGCGGGCGGTCTCCCGGGCCCTGGCCCGCTCCTGGTCGACCCGGGCCAGAGCGGCGCGGGCCTGATCCAGTTCGGCCCGTGCCGCGGCTGCGGCGGCGATCGCCTGGTCGCGAGCTCTGCGGGCGTCCTCGAGCCGCCACCAGCCGAGCGCGAGCCCGCCGGCGATGGCGAGTGCCAGGGCGCCCCAGCCCAGCCAGCGGGACGTGCCGAGGCCGCCGAGCAGCGTGCTGGCGATCGCGATCATACCTCCTAGAGCCCGAGGGCATCGGTCCAACAGAGGACCTGCGGCACGTAGGTCCCGCCGATCCACACCGGCTGCCGGCACACGTGCAGCTCGCTGCTGCCGGCCAGGGGCAACGGCGGCTCGACGTAGCGGTCGGGCGGCAGGACGTGGCACTGGCCGCGCTCGAGGAAGCCGGCCCGACCCTTGACGGAGCAGCGCTGGGCCACCCCGCAGTCGTTCCGCCCACAGCACGGCCCGACCACGGGCGACAACCAGCCGGAATAGGGATCGGGCTCCCCCTCGGGTGGATGCGTGATCGTTTGCGCCGCGGCCGGGCTGCCGAGCAGGCAGACGAGCACGCCCAGTAGCAGAACGACGCGCTTCATTCGCGGTCTCCCACCAGCTCGATCGCGAGCGCGACGGCGCAGATGCCGACGGGCAGGACGACGGCGAGCCACGCGGGCACGCCGAGCGCCACGGCGCCGGCGCCCGCCGCGAACGCGAGCGCGAGAAAGAACAGCTCTCCCAGCGAAACCACGTCAGTCCCTCCTCATCCGCCAGATCAACACGGCCACGACCGCGACGACGGCGACCGAGACGATAGCGGCGACAGCTACCCGCCAGTCGAGCCCCACGAGCTGCGGCGCCACCGCGGCGACGGCGCCCGCCGCGGCCGTGGGCACCGTCGCAGCCACGCTGCCGATGGCGGTGTCGGTCCGCACGACCTCGGCGACCGACCGCGGCCGGCCGGGCACGATACCCGCGCGCCGCAGCCCCTCGTCGATCACGTGCGACGGGTAGGGCTGCACGCCGTTCTCCTGCCGGATCATCGCCTCGATCATCGGCCGCGCGATCCGGTAATCCTGCACGTCGACGGGATCGTCCAGCCCAACGCCGACCGCGCGTGCCACGGCCGCGGCATAGGCGTCCGAGGGGTTCTCGTGCGGCGGCGCCCAGCGGGCGATGATCTGGCGGATAGTCGCGCAGCCGTGGCGGTCCTGGTAGCGCTGGAGGATCAGGGCAGCGGCGCGGATGCCCCACTCGGGCGCCTCGAACACCACGAAGCGCTGGTCGGTCTGGTCTGTCGCCATCCCGACCCACTTGTCGCGGCCCGTCCGCTCGATGTTCAACGGGTTGTTGTTCCGGATCCCCCGAGGTGGGGTCCGAGGTGGCGTCATTGTCCCTGACCCCAGCGGTGTGCGGTGATCCAGGTGATCACCGAGGCGATCGCCGCCCACAATGCGGGCAGCCCCCAGCGGACCCACGCTCCGAGCCGCTCGCGGTCGCGCTCGCGTTCCACGCGGGCCTGCTCGGCAGCGATCCGCGCGCCCTCCTGCCGCGCCTGCTCGCGCTGCAGGGCGGCCATCTGCTCCCGCAGCCCGCGCATTTCGGCCTGCAATGCAACGAGTAGCTCCGGCACGTGTGAGAGTGCCGCGAACCGGTCCGACATCGCGTGGCGCCAATCGCGCAGCTTGGCGACCTCCGCCTCGAGATGCGCGAGCGAGGCGCGGATTTCGCCGAGGACCGCGTCGACGTGGGGCGCGTTCTCGCTCATGACGTCGGGAATCGCTGCATCGCGCCGCTGCCGAGCTCGCGCGCGGCGCTTTCGTCGAGCGCCGCGACTACGGCGGCCAGCCTGGCCAGCCGCTCCGCGCTGGGTTTCCGCGGGGCGGCACCGGTCTCGGCAATCGGTTCACCGGCCAGCACGACGCGCGCACCGCCGGGCAACTCGTAGGCGTCCGCATCGCCAGCGCGTGCCTGCCGCCAGAGGGCCGCGTCGATCTGCTCGCCGACCTCCTCGGCCCGCTCGCCGTCCACGATCACCACCGCAGCGGGCGGGGTGATCGTGCCGTCCTCGCGCAGCTCCTGCTGCAGCGGGATCACGTGCACCCGGGCGCCCGGCAGCTCCGCCGTGCCTGGCTGCATGACCTCGCGCTTGCCATCGGGTAGTTCGACCTCACGCGACGCCAGCGCCTCGACGAGACCGGGCCACGACACGGCGGCCTCGCGCAGCACGCGGTGCGGATCGGGGCAATCGATCATTTCGATCACGTACGTCACGGCAGCCGACTCCCCAATAACCGAAACGCTCGCAACAATTCCGCGCCGGTCAATGCACGTTGCCAGAGAGCCAAGCGATCGAAGCGGCCGAAAAACACGCCGGACGCGCTTCCGATCGCCAAATAGTTTGGCGTCGGCGGCGAAGTGAACGCACCGCCGGGTACCACGGTATTGCCGTCGACGGTCGCGGCGCGCGAATAATCAGCGCCCGTGCGAAACGCCACCATGCTATCGAACCCGGGAAACTCGGCGTTCGGCGTCGTGGCGCGCCAGCCGTTAACGAACCGGTGATACCACGACTCATTGGGAGCACCGTTCCGCGCGACGATTTCGGCAAAACAATTCGTTGCGCCTACAGCAAATTGCGCCGCTCGCGCTTTGAGCGCTGCGCTGTAAGCGACGTCTGTGATATTGACCCGCAAATTCTCGTCGGTCCAGACAACCGGCGTTCCGCGCGCGTAACTGAAAAACGGCGGCAGCCCTGCGAGACCAAAACTCGCAAACGACGACAGGAAGTACGTCTGACACCCGTGCACGATCACCGTGCGCGCGGGGTTCGACCCCGACCCGCTGCTCAACAAATACGCAAACGCGGAGAGCGGTCCGACGGGTGACGAGATCAACCGAGCGAGCGCCCAGATCTCGTAGAGATGTCCGCCGTGCGGGCCGATACCGCGATAGACTTTGCCCGCCCGCTGTTGATCCGACTGGTCGTAGCGCTGTGTGATTTGTTCAACGAATTGACTGGCACCCTGATCGTACAACCCGAACCGGACGCGATGATTTTCGATCGCGCCCAACAGTTCGACCACCGCGTGCAGGTAGCAAACGGTGCCGTTTCCGTTCGCGTCCGCCACCCACCCGCTGGTCATCGTGGCGAGTGGCCACGCCGGCCAGCCACCACCACTTTGGCCAGCCTCAACGTCGCACCGGATCGCCTCCGGCCCGACCACACCGCCGGCCACGGTGGTGACCGTCAGGCCGGTCGTGTTGCCGTAGACCGCCACCGTCTCGCTGGTCGACGACCGCGACGCCATCGGTCCGGTCCAGTAGCCGCCGTCGCGTGGGCCGGGCCAGCCGACCAGCCGGCCAGCCTGTTTTCCGACGAAGATCGGCTCGCCGGGGCGCCACTGGGCGGACGGATCCCAATACCGCGGCGCACGCACGAGCCGGGCGTCGCCGCCGGCATCCTGCGGCGAGATGATCTCCACGAGCTCTTCGCCGCGCCCGCCGATGCCGCCGTTGGCCGGCGGAATGCCGGCCCCCGTCGCGAAGTCGATGAGGAGGTCGGGCACCTGAAACGGCGTCCTGTCGGGGTTGCCGATGAGCGCCACGGCGATGCCGCCCGCGCGGCGACCCTCGCGGCGGTTGGCTTGTAAGGCCACCATCCCTCGCCTCCGGCCTGGGGTCCATCCCCACGCGTGGATCTACACCACCGCACGGACGCCCGCTACCGATCGTCGGGCGCGAAGACCTCCTCTGGCTCGACCTCCTCGAGCTCCAGCTCGACCGCGGCAACAGCGGCGGCCGTGGCCGTCGTGACCACCGCCGCCGCAGCTGCGTCAGTCGTGGCAGCCGTGGCCGCCGGAGCATCTGTCGCCTGGAGCTGGGCCGGAAGAGGCCGCGGCTCGACCACGCCCTCGACGACGACGCCAGGTGGGTGCGCGCCCAGCGCCGCGCGCTCGCGGGCTACATCGGCCAGCGCGCGCTTGAGGGCCTCTTTGAGGTCGGCGGCCGACGCTGGCGACACGAGCGGAGCGCCGCCAGGTCCCGAGACCTCGACCGTGCGGAGCCGCGGGTAGGCGTACTCGCAGAGGATCTCGGCGGCGCGGAGGCGCAGCGGCAGCGGGGTGCGCGGTCCCTCCATGATCTCGTTGAGGGTCCGCACCGGGTCTGCCACCTCTCCGGTTGCGATCCGCTCGATGAGCGGCCTGAGGATCGTCGATCGGTTCGGCGTCCCCTTCTTGCGCCCGGATCCGGGCGGCCGTGGCTGCCCTTTGACGAACGGCATACCCCACGCTCTTCCCGTTGTTGACGCAATTTTACACGACTTCCTTGCTATTTTCCCGTCCCAGGCGCGCGCTGCGGCGGGTTTGACAGGCCTCGAGGATGGCGCGCTGCGGCCGGAAACGCGCCTGCCAGGGCCAGAAATTTCCCCGTAGAGCGCCGATTCGGGATGGCCGGTACACCCCTCCTACCCCAGCCGATCGTCGCCTGGCGCGGCCTCCTGGCGGATGCCCCGCTCGACGACCTTGCGGGCGGCCAGGGCGGCCCGGCGAGCGGCCCGGGCGGCCCGCTTCTCGGCGACCGGGTCGGCGCCGCGGTAGATGGCGGCGAGGGTCGCGAGCGCACGTCGGCGGGCCTCGGCCAGCCCGACCGCCGGATAGGTGCCCAGTTTGACGTTGGTGCGCTTGCCGTCATAGGTCGTGGCACGCACCGCCCACACCGCCGAGCTGGCGCTTACGCGCAGGATGAGGTTCGGCGTCCGTGCGTCCCAGTACTCGACCCGGCCGCTGGCGGGCGGGCGCAGGGCTTTGAGGAAGGCGGTGGTGAGCTCCTGACGCATTGGCACTCTCCTTCGGATCGCCGCGCTCGTGATCCAGCCGTAGGGGCCGCCAAGCGCGGGGGTTGTTCGGGGTCGAAAATAACCCCAAACCCAAGGATTGCCAACGTTTTTGGGTCGCAGCCGGTCGGATACCTCCGCGACCGCGAAGCGTTGCCCCCCTATGACTCGCCTACCCCCCCCCTATGACACCCCCTATGACTCGGGCCTCTGACGAGTCATAGGGGGGGGGTCAACTCGTTGTAAAACCACGGTTTTCGCTGCCTTACC